TAAAAAAATAAATGTCTTCTTCTCAGCATCTGATAGTTTTAATCAAGCCAACTTAGGAAAAAACATGGATGAGATTGTAAGTGAGTTGGATTTAATGCTCCAAAATACCGACACTAAAAATGTTAGAGCATACGTTTCTTGTGCCTTCGGAGCACCTAATGAAAGCGTAGATGAAAGAAAAGTATTGAAGGCTATGCAAGCAGCACAACACATGGCTGACACTGTTGTTCTTTGTGATACAGTCGGTAAAGCCCACCCTTCTCTTATCTTCCGAACTCTTGAGTTGTCAAAACATATTGATTCTGAGATAGCACTCCATTTACATCACAGAAAGGACAAAAAAGACAATATGTTTGTAAACATTCAAACTGCTTTAGAATGGGGTATCACCGAATTTGACACCAGTATTGGTGGATTAGGAGGTTGTCCCTTCGTTCATGGTAGTGGTAGCAATCTTTCAACAAACGACATGGTTCGATATTTAGATAAAATGGGCTATGAATCGGGGTTAGATATTGCTGAACTTAATGAAATAGCAAAAATCTACAGTAAACCTCTTTTGAGTAGCAAGTGGTAAATAGGTCAATCAAGAGGTCAAACTATGTGGGGGTCAGCATTAATAGAAGACGACTTTGGTGAAGTTGTATCATTTACCCCTGTTCCTTATGAGGAAGTAAAACCAATTAAGAAGCAACACCACTTTGCTCCTAATGGAGATGGTTGGTTTGAATCTTCTCTTGGTTGCAACGCTGAAACACTGGTAAAGCGGCTAAGAAAAGCACGAAGAGGTAACAAAGACAATCGTGATGAGATTGATAGTTTTATCAAAGATGTTCGCACTATTAAGTCACTTGAAACCGACATAACAATCAAATCACTTTCTTGGTCTGATGGATATGAAAATATCATAAAACAACTCGGTCTTGATGACCGTAAACTCAAGAGCCTACGCAAGTTTGGCGAGTCTCGATGTGTCAATCTTGAGCGTGCTTGTATAATGTGGGATAACGCCGAACAGACTCTAAAGATGTTAGATGAACATGAAGATGTTTGGGGGGTTGAAGAGCAACAGGCTTGGGCTGGCTCTATGCGAGATAGAAGCGAGGCTCGTAAAATGTGGTCTACTACGCTACATCCAACAGAAAAATTAAAAAAATCCGAGCGAGATTTTCTACAGTTTGCTGCAAATGAATTGATGCAAAAAGGGCCGATGAAGGCTACCACCATACGTAGTAATTTTTCTGATGCTGGTATGTTAAAGAAAGCACAAACAGACAGAAAACTCACAACGCTCATAAATATGTATGGAGAAAACTACGATATTGTCAAAGGAGCAGTGAGAAACACATACGTCGTTATATCCAGTGATGGTTTGGTTATGAAAGATGTATGGTCGTATAGTGCTGGTTTCATTGACGCTGATGGGTACATTACAATTACTGAGCGTGGTGAGCCTCGGGCTGGTATGATTGCTACTGGGGATAGAGGAAAAGTTCATTGTGAAGATTTATTCAAAACACTGGAATGTGGCATTTTGTCTACTGATAATAAAGTATACAAAGACAACCAAAGAAGCCAACATCGTTTACAATTTTATTCTAAGGCTGACTTACGAAAGTTACTTGGTGGGGTGTCCCCTCACTTGAAAATGAAGTCCATTCAAGCGAAGGCTGTTTTAGCCTACATTGATGAAAAAGATAAAACTCGTAAGCAAGAACTCAAACGCTTAGTGCGATACGAAAACTGGAAAGATGACAAAAAGAAATCTCGTGCTCTGTTAGATGGTTGGGGAATTGACATGGACACTATAGGAAAATACAGGGAGGGTCTATGATGGCTGAAGAAAATCAAAGTATTGTAAGTCGTTTTCTTTCTACATTAGCAAGCCCGTTTAGACGAAGGACTACCCCTCAACCGCAGATGCCTCTGTATACCACTGGTATACAAGAGCCAGTTTTAGCACAAGGTATTACTCTACCAGCACTTTATGCTGTGTCAAATGAAAATTTAATTCTTAGAACCGTCATTACAAAACTTGGTCAAGAAGTATTCCGTAGAGGTTATTTTTGGGAAAAGAAGTTTCGTATGAAATGTACTGAATGTGAAGAGGAGTTTCAGCATGAAGTCGAAGTATGTCCTTCTTGCAACGGTGAAGTTCGCAAACCTGACCCCGAGCAGGTTGTGTACGGTAAATGGTTACTACAACAAGAAAACTCTATGGAACAGGGTTTTATGCAAATTCTTCATGAAATTGAGCGTGATTTGAATATCGTAGACGACGCATTCCTATTGATGATTAAAGAGTATTATGTTGATGAAAAAACTGGAGAAGTGCAGTTTTACAGAGTCAAAGAACTCATTCGTGGTGACCCTATCTTTATGAGAATTATCGCTGACAAGCGTGGTGTTCGTGGTGGTCGATACAAGATTTGTCGTATTCATCGTGACCAAGTTGCATATCCCGGTCAAGAGCCAAAGTGTCAAGTTTGTGGTGCTCGCTTAGTTGATGCTCATTATGTCAATATGGCAGGTTCGGGTAAGAATCAATACTTCATGAAAGGGGAAGTTCTTCATCTTTCAAAATACAATCCCGGTAAATTGTACGGACGTGCTCCTGTGAACACGCTTTGGCGACAAGCCATGACTCTAACCGCTATGGACAACTACATCTACACTGCCTATCAAAAGCGTAGGATTCCAAAGGGTATTGTAAGCGTTACGACGGACAATCTTGAATCAATGAAATCGTTTTGGAAAGGTGTTGATGAAAAGATGGAGCGTGACCCTCATTACATTCCAAAAGTTGGTATTGAATCAGCATCGGGTCGTGGTGGTGTCAATTGGATTAAGTTCATGGACACACTTGAAGAGATGCAATACATTGCTGTGCGTGACGAGATAAGAAACCGTATCGCTGCTTTCTATGGTGTCTCTTCTATCTTTATGATTGACAATGGTAAATCAGGTGGTTTAAACAACGAAGGTCTACAGATTCTTGTAACAAATCGTGCAGTAGAATATGGACAAAAAGTGTATACTGATGTTCTATTCCCTCGTATGCTTCGTGAATTAGATATTACTGATTGGAAACTGACTCTTTATCCAAACGAAGAAGAAGATGAAATCACAAGATTGCGCCGTGATGAAATGGAAGTTAATCTTGCTCAGCGTATGCAAATGCTTGGGTATGAACCTGAGTTACTTGAGGAAGGTGACAGAGACGTTCGCTTTAGTTACCGCAAGAAACCTCCTCAGCCACCTCAGCCTGAAGGACAACCTCCACAACAAAAACCCGGCGGTATGCCTCCGCCTATGCCTCCGCCACAAGCGGGTGGTATGCCTCCTCAGATGATGCAGGGTGGTAGAATGCCTCCTCAAATGATGCAGGGTGGTAGAATGCCTCCTCAGATGATGCCTCCATCTCAACCCGGTGGAGAAGGAATGGGTATTCGTACTCCACGCTCACCAGCAAGACCTCAACAAAGAGGTAGTCCCGGTGCTGGAGCACCTGTAAGTAGTGTTCAACAAAGAGGAATGCAACCGACTATTCCTCAACAAAATGCACAACGAATGCAAGATAGCAGACGGCTTCGTGGGGCGTAAGGCTATTTAGGGTGGTATCACTACGAATGCAATAGAGGCGAGACTATGGACTTAAAGAAAATGAATCCTATGGCACGAAAACTAACTGTTCACACAGATGCTTTTAACAAAGCACTGGAGAGTAGTGACCCATTTGCAGCACAACAACATCTTAATGAAATTATGAAGTTTGCTGGATTTTTGAACGAAGATATTTATTCGGCTGTTAAAAAAGCGGAAAATCACGTTGCGGTTGTTACACCCGGAGAATCGACTCTGATGAAGATGAATGAGAGTGGAGACAAATTCAATCTCGCTCAACGAGGCGATGTTCTACCCGGTACAATTGTGTCAGGTCGTGTAGGTCGTGGTTTCACAAAGCATACTGGTACTTTTGGTCGCTACGTTAGATGAAGGTGTTTAAATGTCTAAAGAATCTACTGCTGAGCGTTTAATGAACACTTTGATTTCTAAAATGGAAACAATGGATGGAGATTTACAGATGCTCAAAACTGAAAATCAACAACTTCGTAACGCAGTGAGTGACCCCATTTCTATGCTACGCAAAGCAGGTTTTATTCCCGCTTCTACTCCACTAAGCCAAGATGTATCTACAGATGCATTTAGAGGTGATATTGGAGTTGAAAGTCAAATGGACTCAGCATTACTTAAGAGTCAAAATGAATACTCAAACAATGATATTCATTTGATGTCTTGGGATGAGATACATGAAATGGCTGAACAAGCAAAATCAACTGAGGTGACACAATGAAACCTATAGCATCCCCAATAAGCAGAGAAGTATATGACCTAATGAACAAAGCACAGTTTATGATAGACCGTATTGATTATATCTCCAAAGAAGAGAAATGCAAAGAATGCGGTTGTAAAATGGCTGAGAAGGGTTGCAACAAAATGGGTTGCAACGCTATGCAAAAGGACATGAAAGAAAAAGCCAACACCTTCACAATTGCCGATGCTCAAAAAAGAAACATGGGTGAATCTCCTGAACCACGAGGAGAGCGACAGTTTCCTGATGAAGTAGATGAGTCACCGATGAGTGAACTGGATGCTCAAGAAGACACTGGTGAAAGCGATTTTAGAATGAACGAAGGCCCACCTCGACAACAAAAGCGTGGTGAAAGACGTGGTGTTGGAATCAAGCGACCCGGCTTCCGTGGCCCACCTATGCCTCTGACTGATAAATCTGCTACAGGTGATGTAGAAAGACAAGAAGACGCTCGTATGCCAAGCCTTGCCTCAAGAGGATTGAATACACTACATGCAAAAGTCAAAAAATCAGTTGCCGAAGGTTCTCAACCCGGCTTCTCTACATCGTATAACTCCTCTCCAATGGATGTCATGTTTGTGTCCGAAACAGGCGGTCAGACAAGAAACGCCTACTACACCACAAATCAATATCCATACAACGCCGAAGATGTCGCCAACAAAGGTGCTACATCAGTGCAAGTAAGTCTTGACAAGTTAGCCACTATGTTGAATCCTCACGACGGTGGCGGAGTAAGTCGTCTTGACAACAACGGGGTTCTCAGCAACAACCCCTATTGAGGGGGTTTTTGATTGATTGAAACTCCTACAGACTGGTATTACAGAAGTCGTAACGAACTGCTTAAGTCAGTTATAGACGGTATAGACATTCCTTACGCTGTTGGTGACTTTCACTTTGCTAAGATGAATTTAGAAAATCATGGTGTTCGTATCGAAGAGACACCTATGGATGAAATCTGCGACTCCTTGCTTAAGCAAGTTAAAAAAAAGCGACACCGATTCGATAAGAAGCAAAAGGGTGTATTTAGTTTTGAACGAGGCTCAGAGATGCGACTCGGTGAGCATCCGTGGCAAGGACGCATGACAGAGCGTTCTTTGTTTGATTTGGCCTCATCATTTCCTCATGCCGAGTTTGCTCAAGGACAGCATTATTCTGAGTCTCATCCTCATCACAAAGACCACCACCCTTTGCGTCAGAAGCACGCCATAACTGGTAGGTCAAAAATGATAGAAAAGTTACGACGCTTCTACTTAGCATCTAAACCCGGTGGTATGAGTTTGGCTCAACGATATAAAGAAGCCGAAAAGGGTAAAGAAAACTATGAGCAAAAACAAAACAACTTGTCGGTAGTTGGTAAGACGAAGTTTGACAATGCGGTAAATAAAGATGTCAAACACTACAATCATCTCGGGCCTTTGAAAGACAATTATGCTCACGACCTTTATCTCCGAGACTTTGAGCGATGGAAAGGAGAAAACCCAGCCTCCGTTAAAGAGATGATGAACAAATATCCCATACCCGATGAACATGAGCACGCTCTACAATTGATGCACTTTGAAGATGCATCCGACAGATGGGAGGGTGACCAATATCACAGTGAAATGCACGACCCAAAGGAAGGTATGACGGAACAGGAGATTCATGACCATCTTTACAGCGGTAAGAGTGATTCTGAACTTGAGCCAAAAGCGCTTAGAGAAGCGCTTGGCTACGAGGGTTATCTCTATGGTTTGGAATTTTTATCTCCGCTTGAAAGACAGAAAGTTATCAATCACGTTCACGGAGTTGGTACAGACGCTCACGATGCTCAAGACATTGACTTAGGTGGCGGTATGCGTATTAGCGCTGGTCGTATCAAAAGAAATCTTGCTCAAAGATTTACTGGTGAATTTGACCACTACATGCGACCTCAACACATGCATGGTGCGAATGTTAGGAAACACTATGAGACAATTGAAGATATACCCTTTGGGGAGTCAAGATTCATTAATCAATCCTTAATACAGGCGATGCAAGACATTCCTTTCGACAGTGATAACCAATCTTCGACATCTGTGTATGACAATCTTCTATCGGAATACAACGAACTTCTTACTGAGCATCAAGATGCTTTTGACGTTGGAACGTATGAGAAACCACCTGAAGATGAAAATTTCATCAACCAACTTCCAATTAGTGCGATGCGACAAGGTGCAAAAATTCATGAGGGTGCAAAAGCCCATCCAGTTCATCATGGTGAAGGTATTCTTCAAGAGTTGAAGACACTTGATGAAAAAGAGCAAAATTTTGTAAATGTAAAAACAATGCTGGGTCTTATGGGTTACAACGAAGATATGACTGAAATGGACTCACATCCTTTGTTACTTGGGTATGAAGGAGCGCTTGTCTCTCAGCCTAAGATAAAACAAATTATGGACAGAGCAAAAAAGTTGGCTGAGGAAAATAGAGAGCAAAAGCCAATTCGCAATCATGATTGGTTTCATCACGGAGGGTCAAACGGTTATGACATCACTGACATTCCAGTAAATGAAAGAGAGCATTACTTAACTGACGATAATAATAATATCATCGGACTCGGTGCTCACTTTGCTGATGAGTTTCATCATCAAGGCGGTATGGGTAGAAACGTCTTGCATTACTTAGAAATGATACATGATTCTTCACCAAAGGATGCTGAAGGTTATTCTGTCATTGGTAAAGTGGATGGTAATGAATTTATTCCTAATCCAAAAACAATAGGGCTTTGGGGTCGATACGTTCCTTCTCTGTATTCAAAAGAGATAAAAGAGCACATCGGAGGGCATGGTATCACTTCCCTGTGGGATTCTTCAAATCACATTCATCGTAAACCAAGAAACAACAAGAACATGCCTTTTCGACAAGCATCTTCTCTAAACGGAGAATATGCAAATGCAATTCGCTACATGAGTGAAAAAGAAAGGGAAATCTACTACAACGGCTCTGCTTGGAATGTTCATAAAGATGGTGCAAATCACTTCGGCACAAATCCAATTAACGCTATAGGCGGTATGGGTATGCAAGTTACACAATCGCATACAAACTCAGTAAGAACTCATCGTAATGCAACAATGGGTGGTCGTCTTCATCCTCCTCATGAACCTATGAAAAAGAATCGTCGTCTTAGTCGAAAAAATTTACCCGCTGGGTCAAAACTTAGTCACAACGAAGGTAGTAAAGAATTGTTTCGTGTTCATCAAGGACACAAAACAAAGAAAACTGATGCAAAAAGAGCATTAACTGAGTCACAACGAACCGCTATTCAAGAATTAGACGATGAGTATGATAACATTAGTGAAGAGATAATGAACTACGAGCAAGGTAGCGATGAATACGCACGAGCCAATCTCCGACTGCATGAAATAGAATCTCAAATTGATGACATCAATACATTGGCTCAGCCTGATTTTGTTAATGCATTTGAACATTTAGGCAATCATTCAGAGAAAAAAGATGAAAGTGACATGAACGCTATCTTGGCTATGGCTCAAAAAATGAAACCTGAATATGAAAAAGCAGACTCTGATGCTTTTAATCCTGAGTTTCCTGATAAGTTCATAGCAAATACTTCTCGTTTATTCAAAGATGCTAACCTTGCTTTGATGCGATTACCTCACGAAGCGCATGGTTTAGAAACGCATGGCTATGGTGAAGTTACGAGAGAGCAAAAAAGCGCCAGTGAATTGCTTTCTCAAGGCGATAATGTTGTATCACCTCATCACACCATAGCAAGCGTTTTGGGTGCTGCTGGTAAAGAGATTCTACCTACACACTCTCCTGAAAAGGTTCGTTCCCTTCTCAATTTACCAAACGATGATGCTCATAATCACATGATTACAAGACTGCTTGAAGGAATGAATGCTCCCCTCAAAGTTTTACGACATGGTGATTTGTTAGGCTCAGGTGTTAGTTTCGCTGGTGAAGAAGCAAATGATATGTTTACCACTGACGACCATCATGAAGCAATTAATTCTATTTTAAGAGAGCACGTTCGGACTCGACCATCGGCTAAAGAAGACCCTACTGGTAGAGTAAAGGCTGATAGAAAATTTTCTGGTGTTTTTCACGATAAGTATGGAAAGAGTTTGACGCAGTTAGAAACGCTCTTTAGACCCAATCAAGAAAATCAACTCAACTTACATGGTCTAAGTCGTGTTCAACTTTCAGAACGTAAGAAAGACTACGGTAAGAAAATGAATGCTATTGGTAGCCTAAAGGGAAATATGAATCAGCCAATTAACAGCGCTAAGAGTAGGGTTCACGACCTCTATGTATTCGACCCAACAAATGCACAAACAATGGACAAGGTAGTAGCGCCTTCTACGAAAGTCAAAGAAGCACAGTTTGATTCATTCCCAATTCACCCTGTTACGAGTGGTCGAGGTGTTAGCGTTCAAGATATGTTTGCATCAGGTACGATGGATAGTGGTTATGCACAATTACACCCATCTGTTGGTGCTGAATTTCCCGGTAATAAAACCATCATGGTGGGTACAAACACTGAACCTCAGTTTTTGCATAGTATTCCTGAAGAGTTAATGACTGCTGTTCACGGTCAAGATGCTGTTCAGCAAGTATTGTCATCGGGGTATCAAGTTCCTGTTGCTTCTACCAATATGAATCGTCCTGACATTACTGGTCTACCTCCAAACATTGACCCTATGGCTATTTCGACAAGCGACCCATCTGAAACACTGATGGTGTTGATGAATCCTGACGCTTTGTTGAAAGAAGACAAGGCTCGTCCTCCTCCTATTCTACCAATGCATCGTATCTTTAGTCTCAAAGATTTTGAAGCGCTACGAGGTTTTAGCGGCGATTGGGTTGTCTCAGCATTTTATGATGGTAAGCGTATGATAATCATAAGAAAGGGAAGTCGCTTTACTGCTTACGATGGAGACAACAACGCAGTACCTATCAACGAAGAGCACAAAGCAAGCCTCAAAAAACTGACCGAGAAGAATTACATTATCGACGCAGTGCAAATGAAAGACAACATCCACATCATTGACTTGCTTGACTACGATGATACAAATGTATCGGACATGACAGTAAGAGAACGACTCAAAGTTCTAAGAGGACAGTTTGACAGTCATGATAAAATTTTAGTTCCCGGCCCATTTGATACTCGTATTACAGAAGACGGTGGACTTGAATCTACAGTAGAAAGCCTACAACAAGAACATAAGCAGTTGTTGCTTCGTGATGGAAACTCAACATATATGCGAGGAGAACGTAGACATCCAAAATGGTTCTTGCTTCGTAAAAACAAAAATGTCAGTTTCATCATCTTAGATGTACGAGGTAAAGGGCCGTACACTTATCGTTTAGGAGCCGGCCCACTTGACTCTGAAGGATTTGGTAATCGAGGTGTTGATTATGAAGGGAAACAATATCTTGATGTTGGGACTATCAAAAGTCCCAAGCCATTCAAAGAAGGTGAGACGGTTTCTATATCGGTATCGGGTGTTAAAAAGCGGAATCGAAATGGGAAAACAATCTATGATGTAACCTCTTCAAAGATATTAGGAGAGGCTGATGCTGAGAGTCCAGCGAGTCTTGAGACGCTATCTCTACTGGCAAAATCTCACCCAGTTATCCCAGTTCCATACGATATTACTCTCAAAAATGACAAAATATCTATTATTTTTGATGGGTTAGACGAGGTTATTTACAAATCAGAATCCAGTCATACTGGAAATTGGGCGCATTCACCACAGTCAGTAATAGGTGAATTAGGCCAGTCTGACTACACATTACAACTGGCTGAAAGTGTTAAACCGCTATGGAAGCAAGCCGTCTCGTTGATGATGAAAGGAGTCGATAAGAAAGAAGATAGTGTGGTTGAGGAGATTATTCCTGACAAAACCTATCACTCTATGCATTCTAAAAAAGACAGAAGACATAGTGAAAAACAATCGGCTGGGGTCATTGATGCTGATGATGAAATGAACATCATGAAGCCGGGTATGAAAACAATGCTCAAAACAATTACTCGTATCGCTGACTTGACAGAACGACTTGACACTTTACAAAAAGAAAAAATGACTGGTGGGGCGAGTAGAGGTGGACTTGGTATAGACGTAGGTAGTGCTATTGAATCTCCAAGAGGGCCAACCAGTCTTACCAGTGAAGAAAGTGTCCCTGATTGGGACATGATTGAGCGCCCTACTGAGGATTCGGAAGAAGAATACGAACATTTGCGTAACAAACGCCTAAAACGAAAAAAGGGCAAGCAGTACAACGATTCAGACGATGAGGATGAAGAAGAGTGATGCCGCTTTATTTATGTAGGTGAACAAACAGAGGAGTAGTTAGTGTGTTGCGAACTCAACGTAGAAACAGTATCGAACTCCTCAAGGGGTCTAATGACCTCATTGTGGCAGGGTATGCTTCAGTTGAACTCGTAGACAAGCAAGGGGATTTAATTACAAGGTCGGCATTGAAAGACGCTTTCAAAAAATTCATGTCTGACCCAAAGTATCGAAACGTCCAATTAGCACATTCAAACATTCAAGTCGGAGAAGTAATATCAAATTATACAGATAATCAAGGGAGGTTGTGGAAAAGCGAAGTAGACGATGCCGGAATGTTTGTTGTAGTCAAATTAAGAAACGACATCGAGAAGGCTCGTGAAGTATCAAGTGAAATCCGAAAAGGAAACCTAACAGGTTTTAGCATCGGAGGACAAGCATTCAAACGAGTAAACAAAAGCGACAAATCCCACGGCTCATATCAAGAAATATCAAAACTGGAACTACACGAAATCACAATATGCGAAAAAGGAATTAACCCCGAAGCCACATTCAATATACTAAAAGAAGACAAAAACAAGGTGAACAAAATGACCGAAGAAGTAATGGAACAAATGAACGATGTATTAAGCCGCTTAGAAGGCCGACTGGACTCTATGGAGAAAGGAGAACTACCCCCTGCGCTACAAGCCGCTATGGAAAAGAAAAAGAAGGGTAAGTCTGATTCCGATGACCCCAAAGACGACAAACAAGAGAAGGGTACTTACATGGATAAAGACGAAGACGATGAGAAGGACAAGAAAGACGACAAAAAGAAGTCTGAGTTCTCTGATGTTATCACATCTGAATACCTTGACTGGATGGAAAACACACTCAAGTCTGCTGGTGTAGACACTGGTGCTGCTCGCACTCACTTTGATACAGTAGCAAAGGCAAACCTCGGCTCCACTCCTGAAGCAATTGGCGATGGTGCTGATTACTTTGCTGGACAAGTCAAGGGTCGTGCTCAAGAAGGAGGCAACCCATCTACTAACGCTATCCAGCGTGCTGGACTAAGCGGTGGTGGCAGTGTCGAAAAGTCTGACTTTATCACTGGTCGTGACATCGACTCTCACCGAATCGAAGAAGCATACGGTGTCTTCAAGGCTGCAAAGCAAGAAGAAGCGTTCCGTAAGTCTCTTGAAGCAAACTTTGAAGGTCGCTTCGCTCAAGAATCCGCTGAAGAAATCTCAAAAGCACAAGCACAAAACTTTGACGCTCGTGCTCCTCTTGATGAAGTCATGAAGGCTCTCGGAGCACTCAATGAGCGAATCGACAATCTTTCAGGTGGCGCTGGCGAAACAATCGCTAAGTCTGTCAACCCAGCACTCGAAGTACCAAGTACACAAGACTTGGCAAACATGAGTTGGGATGAAGTTCACCAACTGGCTGGAGGGCTATACCGCAGCGAGTGAAAACTCACAAACAACAAAAAAAAATGGAGATGAAATAACATGGCACGAAATTATGTAAGAACAGTAACAGATATGGAAAGATACTACTACGGAGCAGGTAACTCAATGGGTTACACATACACTGGTAGCGAACTTCTCAAAGCCGACGCACCAATGCTAAGTACCACCGCTGGAACATACCAAGCAATCTATGGTCGCAAGGTTTGGTCGCAACTCAACCAAGAATTTAACGCATTTTCAATTATGCCAAAGAAGCCGTGGGAACGCAGTGGATGGAGAGTCATTACTGACAAACCAAACTCAGGCACAGTTCACGGTGGTATTGCTGAGAACGGTACACTACCTGAGACTGTTAAGCCAGTCTTCCAACACGTTGCCGCAAAGCCAAAGACCATCGCTCACTCATTCGATGTAAGCGAAGTCGCTGTTTTCCTTGCTGACAAGGACGACGGTATGGGTGACATGCGCTCAGTTCTCAAAGAAGAAATGGGTAAGCACCACGCTGAAATGGTAAACAAGATGCTCTTGACTGACTCTTCCACAGTAGCAGGTAACAACTTTGAATCTCTTGACCGTATCACTGCTGCTGAAGCCGCTGATGGTTCAGGTTCAGCAACAACTTTGAAGACCACATCCGGCAACAACCACGCTGATGACGGTGACCTCGACATCTACAGCATTGACCGAAGAACAAACACTTGGTCAAGCGCTGAAGTAAACTGCGCTGCTGACACTCAAGCATCAAACAAGCGTGTTCTATCACTCGACCACCTCGACACCACATTCCAACAAGTTTGGGAACGTGGAGGTAACCCGAAGGTCATCCTAACTGGATATGACACTTTGATGCGTCTACAACAACTCCTCCAAGCGCAACAGCGTTTCATGGAAGAGAAGCGTGTCACCCCTACCTACAACGGTGTAAAGGGTGTTCCGGGTATCGAAGCAGGTTTCATTGTCGCAACCTACAACGGTGTTCCAATCATTCCTTCTAAGGATGTTGTGAAGACAGACGGAATAAGCCGTATGTATCTTTTGGACACTGACTACATGTACTTCAGTACAGCGATTCCTACTCAATACTTTGAGTCAGGTATCGAAACTGGTGACCCATTCGCAATCAACCGCCTCGGTCAAGAGGGACTTTACCGAACAATGGGTGAAGTATGGACAACTTTCTTTGGAGCACAAGCAAGCATTCGTGACTTGAAGTGAGGACACAAAAAACAAAAAAACATGGAGATGATTAAATATGGCAGCAGAATTAACATTAAGCGGAACAGCAACAGCAACCCTTGTGGGTGCTTGGGAACTACGAGCAGGGTCACACGACACCACAGAATACTTGGCTCGTGGTGGAACTTATCCCGGAAGCATTGATTCATTCAACGCACTACAAACAGACGCAGCAAACGGATATGCACCAGCACCAAAGTTGGCACTAATCAACGTGACAGGTGGAGCAGACGGAGAGACAATTATTCTCGGCGGCGGAGCAACAGCAATTCTAAGCGTTACAGCAACACCAGCAGAGGCAACACCTGTTCTTACAGGATGTATCTTCTCCGGTCTAACTGCAACACTACAATACGCAAGCGGTTCAGCGAACGTTACAACAGTAATGATACTCTACAACTGAGGTGAGGTAACTTGCCTACAGTAACCTACATGGGTCGTTCTTGGTCTACAAGGAACATTGACGGCAACTATCCTGATTTCAAAAAGGGTGTTCCCTTAGAAGTCACAACAGCGTGGCTTGACAAATGGGGTCATCGTCTTAGTGATGACTTTATTATCAAAGGCTACGATTCTGTTGATGAAGGAAATGACGACATCCCTGACGCTGGTTGGAAGCGTGGCGACATTGTAAAATGGCTCGCTAAGTATGACATCAAGCCAAAAGGCTATGCAACAAAAACTACTCTACTTGAACTTGTTGAGACTGTTATGAGTCCTGACGGTGTTCAAGAAACAGAGGCACTAATTGAAGAAAGTGCAGAAGAAACAGAAACAACAGGAGATGAATAAATATGACAGTATCAATAGACCCCCGACCAACTTACTTTGGTGACCGAATGGTTGTCACAGGAACATACGCAGCAACTGACACAAGCATTGATTTGAGTGGTTTGCTCGCAAGTATTGACATGGCTACAGTTACCCCTACAGGGCCTCTTGCTCCAGCAACACTTGAAACAGGCGGTAACGCTGATGCTTCTGACGCAGCGCCTCACACCTTTAGTGAGTTTGCTACAGTAGATGGGACTACAATCACTGTTCACACACCAGCAGCGGCACAGGCCACTATTGGTGGAACTTTCTTCGCAATTGGTCGTCGCTCTTGAGGTGACGACACATGGCAAAAACAGTAACAATTCTTGGGCCTTTTCCGCCGAAGGATTTTAACGACGACACAGCGAGAACTGCTATAGCAGCAGAGATTAGCACCGCTATTAGTAGCAATACTTGTGTATCATGCGACCCGCATCATGTTCTTGGTAACATTTACATATTTGTCACTACCAGTTGAGTGTGAGGAGTATGTATGTCGTTAGCCGAGCAAACAATTGACCTGAGTGATATTGAAAGATTTCAAAAGCAGGGTATTCGTTCTGACGCACAAACCCTTCTTGGTAAAGTCATTGACGAAGAAAACCCACTCAAGGGTATTACTTCACAACAGCGTAAGCGTAATCTTGAGGCCAGTGATGTTTTGAACATTGGCTCAGGTACTCGATGCCAACACTGTGGTATGCTTCACTTTATGTGGCGAGAAACATGCGGTAGTTGCGAGAAACCAATGGAATACAACCTTGCTTCTATAGACGAGGAGGCAAGAGCATGACCCGTTGCACTCTTCTTGATGCTTGGTTTGATGCTAAGTCGAAAGAAGTCGATGAGGCTGAAGATAAAACCAAAAAGTGTTTTGTAACGGGGGATAAGAAATGCCAATAGTGTTTAATCCCGGTGAGGCTGAAACACGACCACTTGACCCTTCGGCTATTGTCTACACTACTGCACAGAAAGTTGCAGATTTCCTTTCAATAGGCCCACAGGAAGCCGTTTTAGTCAGTGCTGACAGCACTACTACTGCCGTTTTCGTTACAGGTGCTGATTACAGAACTGTGGGTTTTTCAAAAGATGACACCATTCTCATTTACTCTGATGCTGACCCATTAGGAACAGAGCGAGTTATCACAACAATTAGTAGTAGTGCTAATGGTGTTCAACTCAATTTCAGCGATGTTATCACTTCTGCTGATTATCAGGCTGCTGATAACACCTACGTTCAAAACACAGCATCGTTTACCAACGGTAAAACTCGTGGTATGAAACGCTCAATTGTAGAGGCTCGTATCAAAGAAGCCCAAGACAAGATTGACAACATTACACACAACGCTTGGCGACCTTATCTCGTGAGTGCTGAATACATTAACTTCGACACATACAAACCATACCGACGACGATATTACACAGATTATGTTGGTACTGCTCCACTTTTGTTTAGAAATGTACAACAGATTCTTCGTCTTGAACTATGGCAAGGTGACGACTATCGAGAGATATGCAGCGCTGAGGCTCGTATTCATATTCCTGATGACGTGAGAGCGCTCACAGGAGCAATCGTAGTATCAACAGGTAATGGCTCTGCTGCTGAATTAGAGATAGGAACAGGTAACACTCAATGGCGTGCCGATTTTGACCCCGCTACAACAGCACAGAATCTTGCTGACCTTATCAATAAAGAAGACAGAGTAAGTAAAGCGGCAGTACCATTCGTACCATCGTACAAACTGGAAGGTTCTTCAAGCGACATCAATGTCGATAACGAGTTTCTCGCTACAGCAAACGCTGATTATGGGACTGGTATTATCAAACTTACCAGTATGCGTGCTGGTAAGGGGGGTGAGACGTGTTCTATTGTTACCACCGACAGTAACCTTTCAATTAAGCAAACCACTAATCACAAAGCAACCATCGTTGATGTTGTTGGTACTACAGTCAATGTAGACGACACAAGTTCTTTTGTTCACGCTGGTGTTTGCGTTAAGGGTGATACAGTGTTCCGTTATACTGGTAAAACAGCAACATCCTTTACAGGATGTGTCCGTGTCACTGGTTCAGCATTAGGAGATATTAGCGGTGAGATTAGCCAAGATACCTTCAACATCGACCTACAAGGTGGTTCGAGTAGTGGTGACGTAGGGCGACTACGAGACTGGTGGGCTGATTACGAAATGGGTATTATTTACTTTAACAACTCCTATCCTTTCTTTGAATGGAATGCGATTAAGTGCTCTTACATCTACGGTGAGCGTTATCTTGAGAAGGCTATAGAAGAGGCTGCTACAAAGATGGTGGCTTGTGATGTTTTGATGTCAGATGACCGAAGCGTTTTGATTCCTGAAGGGACACAGAATGTTGATTTAACTTCTAAGATTCAGTTACTAAAGGCTGAAGTCGATGCTATTTTGGCACGCTACGTTGAGATTACCGTATTTGAGTGATAAACATGTCAAGAGAGCAAAAGGAATTTTTGGCTACGCTAACGGAAGAGATGTCCGATGCAAAGTATCAGAAAGAGTTGCGTGCTCTCATTACTCAACGACCTCAAGTATACAGAGAAAAAGTTGAGGCTCAGGAATTAGGTATGAGTAGTATTAGAAAAACTGATGATGGTTACAAGAAAGGTAGCCAACCAGCCCCTCAAAATGAAGTCGATGCTGCTTTAGAAAGGGCTGACAAGCGTATGCTTCGTGAGTCACCAATGTTGATTGAGCAAAAGTTAGTGTTCAAAGGTGGTCTGTTACTACCTGACGAAATAGCATACAAGAAGGAGAAGTGATAACATGGTTGCTACATTTACTGAATCTCTTGATATGGTTATCTCTACATTAGAAGACTGGAATCGTGCGAACACTGGTAACATCAAACCAGTCATCGCTGACATAGCGACAGTCGGTGCTGAAAGAGGTAAAAGAATTGATTTATCCCGCCACGATTACATCTTATGTTATGAGACGGCTCACAATGAAGAAGCCCCCGAATTACTCTATGATTTTGTCACAACTCGTCTAAACATCACGGTAGATGCTCGTACAGCAAGAGGGCGTAAGCATCTACAATTGATGGAGAACGAAGTACGAAGATTGATTCACGCAGTAAGAAAAGGAGACGGTGTAAACTTTGACCGCATGGTTTACAAGACCCGAACCGACTTGTCTGATAGGTCAAAGGTTTTATTTCGGATGACCTTTCAGATAGAAGTAGTTATCTTTGCGGAGTTAGTGCCTTGAGTTGAGCCGACATGCCATCTACAGTATACAAAGGAGATTTAACCGAAATTTCATTCGGTCATGAGACAGCGTTAGAATTGAAACATGGTGGCTTTGGCTCATCGTTTTTGTTCAAGCATGTATCTACGGACAGCAACTCAAACACCAGCGTCATTGGTTTTGAGGGCGGTGGCGCTTCTTTACCTTGTACTGGGGGGCTTTTGAAATACCCAGTCGGTATGCTCGTTGGGTGCAAGATTTCAATTGTCGGTATTACAAACTTTACACTCGATGATTCTCACAATACTGGGCGCACTTATACTGTCTTAGAACACAAGAATCACAACACCAATAAAACTCAACTGACTGTTACCCCTGCTTTGAAAACAGGCACGAGTGTTGATTCAGGCACAAATGATGTGCTTATCATCAATTCTTTTGGTACACCAACTTTTGATGCAAACATGGCTGGGTGGAACATCACGGCAGCCTCCAGCAGCGAGCGTGTGCTTACTGACCAATTCCTCGGTCTTGCCGCTGCTGTAACCCTACCTGAAACTAAGGTAGACCTCAAGCGATACCACATTGTTGGTCTTGGTCGTGACACGGCTATACAAGTGCCGGGTCGTTTCTTGAACGAAGGTGGGTCATTTGAAGTCAATCTACACAATCCACGATGGTTGTATTACTGCTTGGGCATGGAGTCTATATCTTACATGGCAAACGGCGCTGCTGCAAATCTGTATGACTCACTTATGAGTGCTACTCGCACTCTAAACGGTGCTGTCGAAAAAGGACAGTCTCTCATTACAGTAGACGGAGCACTTGAGTTTACCGATGCGGCAAATCCTCTTGGTGCTGCTGATAGTGCTGCCGCTGGTGATTACATTCTCATTAGAGACACAACAGTAGAGGACATCATAACGCACCGTGAAGGTACAACAGCAACTGGTGCTGCGTTTGGAGCAGTGAACATTGAAGGCGATGACTTCTTTGATACAACTCAAAAGAATGAGATTCGTAGAATCGCTGCTATTGATGGTAACACTATCTTCCTTGATGATGGTCTTTGTTACAGCCACGCTGATAGTTGTCAAGTGCGTATCATTCGCTTTCAAGGAGACGGCGGAGGAGCAACCAACACAGGTAGTCCTCATCGTGAATCAACAGGGGCTATTACATTCCCAATCAGTCGTTTGCTTTACTCCCGTGACTCTGTGCCATCGTTTGCTATGGAAGTTAGTATTCGTCGTAGCGACGTTGAAGGCGCTGATGCTGATGTTACAGACGGTGGAGCAACAGACCCTAAGCAACTCACTCGTGTGTTCAAGGGATGCAAGGTCAAGGACTTCTCTATGACTGCTGATACTGACGCTGCTCTACGATTGAGCGTGAACTTTGACTCTTCTCTTTGCTACACCGATACTGGTCGTCTTGAAACCAGCGGTTCAGCCACTGATTTTTCAAGTGGAACAAAGGGTGACCGATACAAGACACATCGCATGTTTGAAGAAACAGCGAGCACACTTGCTAAGCGAAAAGAGGCTGGTATTGAAAAAGGCACACAGAAGCCTTTCATGTTTTACAACGGAACAGTCGTTATCGCTGGAGTAAACGTCGCTCAAGTTGTTTCGTTTACCATCACTGGTAACACTGGTGTGCAACAATTCTACACCATCAATGGCGCTGCTACAAGCGACAGTGTTACTGACCAAATCCCATTCGGTGGCTCTCGTAACGCTTCTCTCGCTGTAGAAGGTAAGACTGAATATAGCATGGACTGTGAGATTATAGTTGAAGACCCTGTGATGTATCACAAAGTCCGACGTGCTATAGACCACCCATCACAAGATGGAAACCTCATTCGTTTGTCTTTCACAAAGCCCGGTTCAGCCTCGACTCGTGAGCAAATTGACATCATACTGGATGACTTCTACATCGTAGAAGCACCACTTCCAATTCCTGAAGATAAGGGTGTTATTAAATCAGCCCTGAAGATTCTACCAAAGGCTTTGCGTGTCGTTTCACGAGACAGCATACTACACTCTTGAGGTGACCTAACATGATAACACCAGCACTACGAGCAAAAAACTACGCTAAACTTTCTCATGAAGAGTACGCTCTTTGGTATGCTTCTCAAATTGGTGTAACCGAAGGTGACATTATCGCCGCTGGTAAAAAACGCTCACTGGGGCTCATTGAAGAGGCTGTTACTGCACTTTTGCCTATAGTGGTCAAAGAAGAGGTTGCTGATGAGGTAACAGAAACAGTATATGAAGCAACATCAAACTTGGCTACTCCTGAAGATATTGGTGACAGTGAAGATTTTCCAACAGAACTTACCTATGACGCTATGACCGTCAAAGAATTAAAGGCACTTTGTAAAGAGCGTGGGCTACCAGCCTACGGTACAAAGGCAGAACTCGCATTACGCTTGAAACGTGATGACGAGGGTATATCCGAGTCCACGACTGAGACTGAAGCCCCCGAAGAATCGGCTGCTGAAGTAGAGTCGGACACCCCCGTTGAAGAGACGGCTGTGACCACAGGTGAGACTAATGACCAAAACGATAGTAGCGAATAAGAATTTTTTAATGAGAAGGCACGACGAACAAAAACACGAAATCAGCGTAGACCCTGATGACCCTAATGTCATCATGGAAGTTTGGTTGCGTGATGTTTCTTTCTTTGATATTCAAAAAGCCGCACAAGAAATGTTTAACATTGACAAAAATGGTCAAATGTCTCTTAACCTTGAGGGGTATTACAAATATGCTTTTTCACACTGGGTCGTGCGAACTAATCCAGTTATGTCAAATGATGACTTGATGAAACTCAAAGGCCACATTGGTGAACAAATCTCTGCATTATTGCCGAGTCCTAACGAACTTGGAGAGATGATGTCAGGGGGGTTTACCAAAGGCGGGAACAAGTGATTGAAGATTTTCTTCATCGCAAAAAAATAGAAAGCCCTGCCGATTTAGAACTCTCACTTGAAATGCAAGCCTATATTGTAGCAAAACATTATTCAGTTTCGATTAAAGAGGTACAAGAAATGAGTCCACAACAATTCTATCAGTCTTTTACATGGGCTATGGTTGGTCGTAGACAAGAAGAAAAAGCCCACAAGCGGGACAAACAATCTGCAAAGAGTGGTGGTCGAGAAACAGTATCTCTTGACTATGACTTCCTCAACAGGGAGGACTTCTGATGGTAGCACTGGCTGGCTTAACCGTTGCTCTCAGTGGGTTGTCAAGCGGAGCAGGTGCGATTGCGAATATCTTTGGTACTCTTGCTGGTATTTTCGGCACTGCTATATCAGCAGTTACTGGTGCTTTTGGTGCTGCTATAGCGTTTATTAAGGAAAAGTTTCAGGTGATAAAGGACTGGTTTGATGAAAATATCATGCCAATTTTTGATATGCTGTGGGAGGTAGCAGGGCCAGTCATACAGGCAATTGCTGATTTTGTTATAGACACTCTTGGAGTTGCATTTGAAACTTTGAAAGTAGCATGGGATGTCTTTTTACTCGGTATGCAAGTATTATGGGATGAAGTAATCACACCATTATGGAACAGTGTCGGCCCAGTTATGGAGGCTGGTATGACTGTCTTAGGTGTGCTTTGGGATAACTTTGCTACTGGAATGAAGTTGTTGTGGGATAATTTAATTGTCCCTCTTTGGGATGCAGTTGGTAATCCTATACAGACTGGTATTGCTCTCATAAAGACGCTGTGGAAAGGGTTGACAATTTACTTTAAAACAGCGTGGGACTTAGTAGTTATGCCACTTTTCAAAATGTTCAAAAAAATAGCGTTACCTATTTTAGAACTCATAGGAACAACATTCGGTATTATCATAGATGGTATGGCGTGGGTATGGGATAATATCCTGTCACCTATCCTAACGCCTATTTTTGAGCCACTTTTCGATACCTTTACTTTCTTAGCAGATAATTGGGATTTGATAATGTCTACAATGGTTTCAGCCTACAACAATTATCTAAAACCACTTTTTAGTGCATGGTCGTCGGTTATGAATGTCATTCTCACACCTCTTAAAATGGCTTGGGATGCTATTTCCGATGGTATTTCTTGGGCTTGGGAAAATGTCATATCTCCTGTTTTTGATGCACTTTCAGCCGCTGTTGAATGGGTGGCTGATTTACTTGAGCCAGTTTTAGATGCTATAGATTCTATAGGAGATTTCATTGGAGGAGGAATTGATGCAGTAGGAGGAATGCTTGGATTCGCTGAAGGTGGTATAGCATCCGGGCCTTCCAGTGGTTATCCTGTAACTCTTCACGGCACTGAGGCTGTAGTGCCTTTACCTAATGGTCGTTCTATTCCTGTTGAAATGACAGGCGGCGGCGGTGGCGGTGGCGGTAACACCTTCAACATCAGCATCAATGCTTCAGGAATGACAGACAGAACAAATAAGCGTGAGTTCGCAAGACAGTTAAGCAATACTATTCAACAAGAAATTTCTCGTGCAAGCGGTGGTTCAACAATGAGGTCAGGAAGATGAGCGACGGCTACGGCACACCAATTCGCCTTCACTTCGATGCTGGTCTACTGGATGGCGTTCCTTTCATTGGTGGAGGTAATGGAGCCTTTCCTCCTATGGAACTTCAGGCTCTTTCTATTGCTCTCAGTGTAGAGCGAAAAGTAGGTGGTATGCCTATTCCTCTTTTCGGAGGAAAGCGCATAGGTATTGACTTGAATATGGTCAATTCTACTATTGTTATTGAAGGTATCTTTACTGACGACGATGTAAACCGACGCTCATCGGCTGCTACAGCCGCTACTGCTGTCATTGACTTTGCTGTAAATCAGGCTGAAAATAACACAGTAGGACAATTTAATCAAGTAGCAGACCGAGTTTTTTACGATAATCTTCGTGAATTAACTTTGACGGAACAAGACGGAACAGTGTTGGAGATTTTCTTTATAGCAGGTAGTGGTGATTTTTCTAATCCCGGTGTATCAAATGTCTCATCAAGCGATTCTGACCCCGGCCCTTCAGGGACAAAAATTTACACACACACTACACTCACCCCTCCAGCAGTCATAGCCCAGTCAATCATCACAGCATTGGGCGGTAGCCATCTTAATTCAACAATCAATGGTTCTGTATCGACATCTGAATTCGCACCTGCTGCTGGTAGTTCAAAACTTACGCTTACGCAAGGCACAACAGGGAGTATGCCTACTTCCGCTTCTATAGAATTTAGGGCTGGTGGCGACTACGCTCCATATCACAGAGTATTCAGTGGAGGCACGAGTGCTACAGATTTGAATAACAAATCTGCTGGTGATAAAGTGCAAGACTTGTATGGTATTTTACATAACACAGATAGAGGTACTGCCGCTTTACTTGCTGGTATAGCAGTAGGTGTAGCCACAGGTGGTACTGCTCTTATCGCCGCTGGTGCTATAGCGGCTACAGGCACTCAGGCTTTTTTCAACGGAGACTATCCTATTGGTTTACAGATACCTTACAACTCAATGATTACCGCTGAAAATGGTAAAAAATACAGCGTGCGTAACTTTTTGATTCGCACTGGTATTTTCAAATCAACAGGGGATAAAGTATCTGATAACAATAGAGGTAGTGCTAATCAAGAGTTTAGCACTACTGACGATGCTACTGGTATTCAAGGCACGATACAGAAGTTAGATGTAGGCTACAGCGCTGGGGAGCAGCATTACACATATCAAATGGTCTTTGCACCAATTGACATGATTATTTGAGGTGACGATATGCCAATCATGCTTCAATCTAACCACGCTTTATTCTTTGATGGTGTGAGTGATAGCGTCATTATACCACAGGGAAACTTCAGTAAGTTAGGAGAAGACTACGACAAAGAGACAGCCATCACCCGTAAAAGTTCAGCGTCTATAGTTTCTCATGCAACAGGGCGAGGGATGATTGCTGACGTATTAGGAAATGGCTTGGCTATCGAAGCGTGGGTTGTTCCCGACTGCGGTGGTGTGGTTCTTATGAAAGATGGTCAGTTTCGTCTTAGCATAGGAAGTGTTGATACTCCCGGCCCAGTTGAGTTTGAGGCTAATCTTTCTTCTTCTATTGGTTCAATGAAAGTTTTTCTTCGTAGTGCTCAGCCTGAGACAAATGGGTACGATGGACAAGTTTACCCAGTGACTACATTTGATGGACTGGACGACTCTTACAATCGTTTTGATAGCGGTAAAGATAAAGCAACATCGCTAAGCCAAAACCAAAGACCACTCTATCATCTTGTTGCTTGTATCAACAATGGTAAGGCTGAAATTTATATCAACGGCGACTTGGTGGCTCAACAAATTATTCCTATTGATGCAACTTTGGTATCGAACAACTCACACGTCTACATTGGTGGTAAAGGTGGTGAATTTAGAGGCGTAATCGAGGGTATTCATGTCTCTTCATCGTTTAGCAACGAGATGACAACTCGTAACCCATCAATGGTTGGTGATAAGACGGTATCGTTGTATAGATTTGAAGAGCCAGTGACTCCGTTGAAAGATGTCTACACTATTACCGGCACCTCAGCAGATAGCAACCTCACTCTCCTTGCTATTGATTCTACTGATGCACAGGCTTTGGCTGACGCTTTGACTGGTAAAACAATTACTGACTCTTCTGTTGATTTTACAGTCTCTCCATACTCAACTGGTGACTACTCTGTTATCGACAGATACAGTACACCCGGTACAACTATCAATCATCTCGTACCTCACGTTCCTTACAATCTCCTCATCAATCCCGGCTCAATCAATCAAGACTCAAAGAAGCCAAACGGTAAACCACCTGAGCGTGTAAGGCTCCATAGCATAGACATCAACAATGGTAAATTATTGGTATCGAGTATTCACTTGGATTTCAAAACAACAACCAATACAAATGGACTGCGACCTATTTTACATTCTACACACACACCGGCTAACGGAGCAAACTCATTCGTTGTAATCTCAGCCGATTGTCTGATTGAAAACGGCACTGGTCGTCCATATCAGCCACCTCATCTTGCTACACAGTTGATTGACAGAGCAGGTCAGATGTTGATTGATGAGGGTCAATACGAGCAACACGCTATGGTGTATTCCAGCCGCATGTCTACAACTGCTGTCGATACAAATAACCCGTTTGCGGTGGCTTGGCCTACCGATTTAGATGAAAGTTTTCAGATAGGACACTCAGGTCGTCATACGCTCAACCATGTTCAAGGGCATCATTACCTTAGACTGATGCCTCGTGCCAATGAAGAAACGCTTGACCAACAGGCTGGTAATTCTGATATTCTTACCCTAACATATGATGCTGCTTCAAAAGGTATTGACTCAATGTTCCCTATCAACTCTCAAGTTGATTACTACAAAGACACAGCATCTTTTGAAACTTTAAGAGTGGTCAATGACAGTATTGTCCACGAGATTGTCTCTAATGGGCTAAGCGGAGCAGACAGAACGCTGATAGCACTTGGCGGTGCAAGTGCTACAAGCAACGACTTTGACCCACTTCCGTTTGTTTTGAAAGGGCCAGTGCCTCAAGACATGAACAACATTGATGCAAATGTTCGTAAGTTTCACTTGCACCCATCAAGAGATAGTCGTGTAGCCTTATTGCACGTTCCTACACTTGCCAGTCGTGGGCTTGCTCCGTATGTCGAAGTTCATTACAACGCTATTGATTTCACAGGGGCTTCAATGAGTAAAACAGCACCAATGCTCATGATTGAAAAAACAGTACCAGCGTCGAATTATGTAGTCTCCAGTGGTGTGTATGTTTACGACGATATAGCAACCGATGTCGCTGCTGGTAACGCTACACTCTATGCCGCTGGTGGTTACATTGATGTCGGAAAGTCAAAGGAAGGTAATTTAGGTTCAGTCAATTTCAGTCACTCGTTAGTAGGCGACATTAGCGAGGGCTTTGAAGCCGATGTTGAATTAGATGAACGACTCACACCTGCTAATTTCACAGCATCAGGAACTGTAGGGAACACAACTCCTCAGAATCTAACAGCATCTCATACCACAAAAGCCCAGCACGATTCTGTATTTCATCGTATACTGATTGAAAGAGTAGCGGATAGCGGCTCTCTTACTCTATCTTCCGAGTTCAACCGCATGACACCTCATACGGTTCACGGTAGCCCAAGTGCTGGTCAATTCGACATAGGTGTAACTTCGTCAGCGTCTCCTATTCACGAGATATTTGATATTATCGACAATGTTGAAATTAAGAATAGTCCTACAATTACACATCGTTTCTTCGTTCAACCTTCTGATAGAGCACGTACAAATCAGTTGCAGTATGTTTATTCTAAGAGAGACAGACCTAACTCCAGCAACATAGCCACTGTTATGTTTTTGATGGGACGCTCTAAGTTGCGTGGTATTGAACAAGTAGAAGACGAAAATGGACGCTCCACACTTGTTCACTGCGTTGGTCTTTCTGACGTTGCTTCTACCCGAAGTATCAATGAGTTAGGCTCAGGTAGCCCTGACTCTCATGTGGTCAAAGAAATAGACCCCAACGCACCCGTTGTTAGTGTCACGTTAGGAGGTGTAGGTCAGGGAGCATATGATACAAAACCATCTTTTGACATAAGCACACTGGCTCATCTACCATACAGTAGCCGAAGAGGATTCTCTTGCCTTGCTACCAAAGTAAGGGTAGATTTGAGTACCAGTAACGGAACTCAGTTTATCGAAGTGTCTCCTCTCAATAATGACTCTCCTGATTTAGCGAGTTGGGGAACTTATCCTTTTCCAAAAATAGGTAGAATTTATTTGAAGAATGGAGCAAACGCAGAGTATCAAAGTAAGACTGGTGCTTGTTTCTTATTCTCTGATTCCCATGTTTCTACTCGTCGCTTCCTTTTACCTAATGGTAACGCTGTTGCTACGTTCCAAGAATGGGTGATTGGTAGTGGTTTGCGTAAAGACGCCAGTGCTTTATCAGGTACACAGTCTCAAGATTTCCCTCTTGGTGAAATCATCATGGGAGACGGACACTTCTTTATTGAAAATCTACAGTCAGACGGTACAACAGTCAATGACCGAATGTTTCAATCAATGGACAACGTATCTCACGATTACCAACTTGGAACTCAATTTGCTTCAACTCGTGCTTTGGTCGAAATTCCTTTGTTTAGAGGGCAGTTCTTTATTGATAAAAAGAACAACAGTTATCCAAGCCCTGATAATTCGTTAAAACTACACATCGACCCTACTATGACTGCTCATACATGGAACCCATCTCCAGTTGGTCGTAGATACCAAGACCTTCCTCCATCTGATAGAAGCGCATACGGGGCGTATGCCAAGAGTATTCTTACTAATGAAAGAAAGAATCAATCAAACATTGTAAACTTTGAAACGCTTTCAAGTGCTTATCGTGTTTACGTCAGTAACCCAACCATGTTTCCAGCAGGTGATGTAACAACATCTAACACCAAACACTTCAATGTCGATAATGTATTGTTGTTCCGTAGGGTGTTTCTTCCTTCAGGAGAGTGGGCTATGTACTCTAATAACCCAACGACTGATGGTTACATAGAAATTGTAAAAGAAAAGTCCTATGTGTCTAAGGGTTTTATATCTGGATTAGTAACAGGTACACCTCTAATTATGGGTAACTCATACGACTCTGAGGTCTTAGTCCCACTAAAAGGAGATGCTCTCAACGTCGCTGCTGATTTCGAGAATAGAAGTGAATACTACTATGACTCAGCCAGTGTAAAAACACAAGGCGGTAACGTCGATTATGGTTTGCGCCAGTATGTGAGTGCAGTTGAGTTTAAGGCAGGGCCACTATCAAATCCTCACGCAGCAAGAGTACAAAGTGGTCGAGCAACGGGGACTATTCTGAGTGTAGAGCCAATTATGAATGGCTCGGTGTATACTGGTTTTGCTCATCTTATCATGAGTCAAGAAGATGTAAACAAGTTTCCATCTATTGAAAGACAACCAAACGACATCAACTCCGATTATGAATGGAAGATGGGACAGGCTCACTACAGTTTGGAAATTGGCACAAACACATTCGTATATTTTGGAGAGGGCAATAAAAACAAAAGCACATTGGTTAGTGGTGGACTGACGCCTACTGATTCTCTTGATACACTGTCGAGTATTATAGTAATGACAAAGGAAAACAACGCAACTCCTTCTTATCTCAAGAATGATACACTAAAAGGCGAAGTAGCAACATTAACAAAATACGGTTACGATGTTTTCTTTTCAAGTGATAAATACAACACAAAGTTAGACAACACCGTAAACAAATCACACACTGGTAGAGCCGTGTTTTACTCATCGCCGTGGGAGATAACGGGTCTTACTGCGACTGATACGCTGGCTCTTTCCTCTGCTACAAAATCTCAACTTGTACAAGCCAATACACTTTATTTGAATGTCAAACCTAACGATTGGATTTATGCTGAGCATGAAATCGGTGGAAGTGCTGTTACTGTGACGCTATTAGGTCAGGTTGATTACATCGTTGAAGGAGCGATTAAAGGAAACCCAGTGACAGTACCAGCAGTTGATAGTCGGATTCACCTTAAGGCGGCGGTTACTGGTGATAATTTAGCCAGTCTCAATAATATGATTGCTCAAGCGAGTAGTTCACCCACCTCGGACAAGGTATACATCAGAACTGGATGTCATTCGATGATGAAGAATGATGAAGAGGCTTGCTTAAACAGAACGTGGTTGTTCCCCTATGCTCAAGGTGGATTGCGTCGTGGTGACACTGTATGGATGAACATGACCTACAACAACCCTCACGCTGTTCAGGGTATGTTCGCTAAGAGTCGTGGTGTGCTCAATGAAGCACTTGTTTGGAAAGGCTTCAACGGCGGTCAAGGACTCATGGCTACAGAGCCTCGTGATTCGATTCCTCTTGAAAACTTCTTGATTGGCGATAGTTGTATTGAAACGGCTCGTAACTTTGTTCAGCACGTCAATAAAACCATTGAGTTGAACTACACTAATCTCGGTATTAGTAACCCACCGACCATAGCCTATCTTGACCCGTATCTTGCTACAGAAGGTCATGCTCGTGTCTTACTATATGACGTAGCGCATGACCGTGAGTTCGTCGCTTTCCAAGACATACACATGCAAGTTCAAACCTCACCAAAGGCTGCTGAGTTAGGCTTTGAACGACTATCATCATCACTCAATGTAGCAGACGGAACAGATGAAATTGACTTAAGCAACTATTCTATCAAATACAATGGTGGTGCTCAGAATCCATTCATCACTCAAATAGATGTTGCTAACGGTTATCCTTCTCAAAACAAATACATCAGAGAGTATCAGCACTCTAACTTTATGGAAAGTGCTTACGCTCACAATATCGCTAACAACATGTCGAATGAGACGCTACAACCAGTTACAGGAATTGTAACAAGGCTTGAGCCCATTGGTGCAACTTTTCAGCATCGACAAAATGGAACTGGTTATGCAACGGCCACTAACGTAGCGACAACAAGCATAAACGCTGGTGGAACAGGTCTAAGAGTCAATATCACAGCCGCTTCAGGACAAATCACTGACATACAAGTACATACGGCTGGTAGTGGTTATAACAATTCAAGAGGAGGACGTGAAGCCAAAGTCAGAATTTCAGGTGGTGGTAATAATGCAGTTTTCAAAGTGTTCACAACCAATACGAGTGTCGTCAATGCTACAACTGCTATGACTCAGGCTGCTCTTTACGGTAAAGCACATGGTCATTTTATTCATACTGGTTATCACACTGGTGGCCCGTTGGCTAAGAAACGCACGCTCGGTGACAGTATTACATCTCGTACCAATAATGCAGTTGCTATTCCCTATCACGCAAATAAGGAGCATGACAAAACAAGAAAGTTATTTTCATCCAATGACATTTTGATTAAGGCTTTAATGCAACATCGAGTTTCAAAAGGTAAGTCTTTGTCACTAAAAGATGGCGGTAGCGGTTATAACAACGGCACATTCTACAACGTAAAGACAACTACAAACGGTCAAGGTCATGGTATGACCGTCGATGTTACTATCTCAGGAGCAGCAGTCGTTACTGCTGTCATAAACAGACAAGGAGACACTTCCTATGAAGAAGGCGATACCATCTTTATCTCTGACCGAAGCCTCCACATTCTACCATTAGCCACTGCCAATGTAAGCGGTGATGGAAAAGGTAGTTTCACACTCTTCATGAACAGAAGAAACGAAGAAACGTCTACACTGTTTGATACACCCGATGGGACTCGTGTTATTCCAGCATTCCTTGCCCTCAAGGGCGTTCGTTCAGAGGCTCTTGACCTGTCTAACATGAGTGAAACAAGACTACAGCATTTACCTCAGTGGACTCAGATGGACTTTACGAGAAGAATGACCATCGACTTGGGTGAAGTTGCAGTTAGAGACGGTATCACGAGCGTTGAAGCAGCGGCTACTGAAGTTGTGCGTATGATAAATCAGGCTGCTGCAAAGAAAGGGCGTACACACAGTAACAACACAAACAAACAATACCCCGTAAAGATTGCTGGTGAGGCTGATTTTGCTACAACTGGTTCTACTCACGACCCTGTTGTATGGTGGGATGAAGATAAAGCGTTTGAATCGCACGATAAAGGAACACACATGGGTTACGTTCGTGCTCATCTTGGTCGAGTTGTTAGAGACATAGATGGTAACGAAGAAGGATTTTCAGTCATTATTCACAGTACAGTTCCCGGTGCTACTGGTCGTAACTTTGCGGTGTGGCTCGACAACAGCAAAGGGCAAGTTCCTTACAAGCCTGAATTTATGATTGGTCACGGTGGTCGGTTCAGAACATTTTGGTGTTTGCCTGATGAACTGAGTGGAGAAAACATGCACCCAGCACCGATGCCGCTTAATAAACACGGTAGACCCTTTGCTCCAATTACTTCTTTAAGACAGTACACACAGCCTGATGAATCAATGCAAGTAGTTGCGTCAAAAGGTGAATTTTCCAATAATCACGATGAGACTACTACACCAAGACTGCGTGCCGTATCAGCACACAGCGGTAGCGGTCAGAATCACAACACACTAAACACAGAGTCGCTTGAAGTTGAAGGCTTCAACACTTCTTTCACAGAGGGTCTACGTGTAGGAACAAACGCTGTAGCACGAATAAACTTCGGTGGCCTTGTTTCTGCTGGTATTCCCGGCTTTGCACCCGATGCTGGTCAGTGGGGCTTTGGTAGAAAGGGTAATGATAAACTTGCTAATGATTACGGCCAACTCACAAAAGTATCGAACACAGACCCTGCTACTTCTTATACTGGTCACATTCCTACTGCTCAGGTATTTCCTGACAGTATAGGTGATTCATCTATGTATGCTATGCGACTGCAAGACCACAGAGGAGTAGAGCATGGTATACGCTACATCTACAAGAACATAGGAGAAAAATTCGCTTTAGATAATACGCTTCTACCAAAGACGTTAGAAAATGAAATTGTCGTCTACTTTAATCACAAAGACTGCTCGCAAGGTGGATTTACCATCGGTAAGCACATGCATGGGATAAGTGACCCAACAGGTCGATTCCCAGCCATACCTGATAACGCAGCGCTTGCAAATTGGAGAGGTAACTTGTGGCGAGGAGCACCTGCTCCCAACGCTTCTTACAACACAGATGTTGTTTACAATACAACAGATAAGACAATTACAGTTACACTCTATGCCCCATACGATGATTGCCCTCACCACGACTTGCTGGGTTACATGGGATTCCCTGTTGAAAACGGTGTTATTCACTTATCTGACCCTTACAACGATATAGGCGAAGTAAGTTCACTAAGCGCTGGTTCAGGATATGGTGCTGGTCTATCAGGAGCAGTGGCTACAGGGACTGGGGATGGTAGCGGGATGACACTAAGTATCGACACAAACGGTAGTGGAGAAGTTACTGCTGTTGTGATTACTTCTCTTGGTGAAGGTAGTTATACGAACGGCGAAACAATTACTGTTGTCGGTCAAGGTGGTACAAATGCGACGTTTACGTTCTCTAACTCACTTAGCGGTAACTGGGGTAACATGTTTTCCTATACTCACCGTACAAGAGACAACAATGCTGGTAGAACTGGGACACATGTATTCCACGGTGTAACTGGTGACACATACAGTTCTCAGCATAAAATTCACACTCACAGTAGCACTGCACCAAAACTCACTATCGGTAACTATGTTGTTGGTGAAGAAACAGATGCTATTTCCGCTTTGATAACTCCAGTCGCTAATTGGACTACACTTGTTACAGATGAATTAATGGCAGCCGTAACTGCCGCTGCTATCAATTTATCAGACCCTAACGAGGGAACTACATTTGATTGCACCGACATGTACGCCGCTGATGGTCGCACCTTTGGTGAATGGGGAATTACAGAAGAATCAATCAGCATCAAAGCCTACAATACAAAAGGTAACATCGAGTCTATATCGAACTTCTTCACAGCAAATCTTTCACAAGACGTTGGTATCAGAGCCAGTCATATTGAATATGGTGAAGTCGAGAGTCTAAAACTAAACGGTGACGGAGTTACAGTAGGAGGAGATGGTACAAGACCTATAGGTGATGGTCTAATCGCTAAAGGTCGTAGCATAAACTGTGGTTACATTCCTTCGACAATCATACAAATTACAACAAAGGGTAGAGGTCATAATGCGAACACCGCTACGCCAAACATTGTAGACTCACAAAACAATCCTATTAACACCAACACATGGCGCAAGAATTTGATTGGTGAAAACTTTATCGAATCAAGTGGTGATTTGATTCTACCAAATCTTGATAATCCAACGCTAAAAATGACTAATGTTCACTCTGCTTCTATAATGGCTTTACACAGCGATAATGAAATGTGGCATTTTGCTAAACCAGCAGGTCAAGAAGCATCTGTTAATCACTATGAAAACGGGCAAACTCATGATTACACAAGAGTAGATTCTTTTGGAAATAAAACATCTATTAGTTACGGTATCGAAACAGCGGTTACAGAGGGTCAAAATGTAAACAGTGGTGGATTTGTTTCTGAAAAGGCATTCAGCCAATTATCTGACGAAAACTTACGAAGTTCAAAATGGCCTTCAGCAATTCCGAGTCCAGCCGAAACACTTGTTATTCAAAAATACGCTGACAAAAGAGCATATTTGTTTGCTGGTAAACGCTCTCTTGGTAGCGTGCATTCCTTACCAATCATTCACTTTACTGGTGCTCGTGACGGGCCTGATAACTATGTACCACTCTACTTTGGTGGTGGCTTTAGTGGTGCTACAATAGACATCAATGACGGGACTAAGAACGATTACTCGGAGCATAATACACATCCGTATGCTAACGGGCCAACAGGTTCTGCTGGTATTCAGAATGCTAATGAAGTTCTCTCCTCTTTTTCTACGCTTGACTGCAACGCTATCATGGCTTTCTTCCCAGCAACTGCACTGTTAAAGCAACATCATGGTAGCATCAACCCACCAGTTTACAACAAAGACAACATTCTTTCTCAAGACCTAAAGCGAGGAGCATGGGCTGGTGTAGGTTCAACACATCCTAACCTTGCTCCATATGCTGCTGGTGTCCATATGCAAGTGCCATCTCCTATGGTGTTGCGCTTCGCACATCCAACGGCTCGCTATAACGACCATCGTGACGGTGTAGAAAACAAAACAACCTACATCATTTTCGGGCCGGGACAAGCATTCCCACTAACACAAGAAGTAACCAGCCCAATAAATACCTTTGAGCCTCATCCGGGTCACGCTGTAAGCACTGGTAACACTTGGTCAAGAGTTCCTAATATGACAAACAGTAGACCATTCCTACCAAATCACATTCAAAATAGTACAGGTGAATATATGCCTGAGCGTGCGGCTACACAGTTGGCTAAGCACCGATTCCATTACAGACAGGTGTTAAACTGGGAGTCACCAGTTGGTATACCCGATACCGTATTTTTGCGAGAGCGACCTGAGAATGGTAGAAACTACGGTAACTCGCTCACTACCAACGCCTTTGAACACTACAGCACTGCTTCCAATTTCACAGATGACGTAGCAAAAGCATACGCTGTCGTTCAACCCAGTAGACACGCTATGTTCTATGGCGGAGGTATGGTCAAGAACTCTGATTTGTGTTGGCACATGGATAATGGCAACCATCCCGGTGGTTCTTGGATGGATAATCAAATTACTATGAACCCACCAAGAGAAAGCGATAGCCTAAGAGTTGCGCTTGCTACTGGAGCCACTCAAATTAACAAGACTGCGTTTAGAGTCGCTGGAACTTTGGCTACAAGAATGCTTTACTCTAACGATAACAGTTCATCACCTGATTTTGCAGCAGAAACATTAGTTCATGGCGATGTAGACCACGAATACATTGTTGTAGACGCTACACGTTGTCAGAACGGAGAAGAGTTGGCTTGCTTACTGGGCGCTGCTATCAATACGTTTCCCGGTAAAGGTGCTCTCAAGGCTATTGGTGGTACGTTCATGCCATCAATGGGCAACTCTACTCGTCAAGACCGATACGGTTGGTTAGAAGCGAGAACAACAAATATCCGAAACGACGTTTACGGCGGAGCAACACCAGTTGGTACGGTTACTGGAGCCACTGATGTTGCTGGTCATGGTTACTCAAACAACGTGGTAAGCACCACTCCTATGGTAAGAACCGTTACAGCACCCGTTACATTCACTGCAAATGTTACCAGCGGTGTTGCAGCCATAGCCGTTACTGGAACATTCCCCGCTACAATACAAGCAGGTCAATCCATAAGTGGAACTGGTATACAAGCCAACAGCGTAGTTGCTTCTGTTGATTCAGTGGGAGGCACTGTTACAGTGAACCCCGCCCCTAATGTTTCAAACTCGGGTGTGACTATTACCTATATTCATAATACACTTGGTAACACGGCATCAAGTGCATCAAATTTGAAGAGTGGTGATTGCTTCATTGACCTCGTAGTTTTGGCTGGTGCTGGTGTAGATGAACAGGCAAATGCTAATCGTGTTCCAGCGTCAGGTTGGTTGCGAACAGAGGCTAATCACGACTACGGTGGTGCTGTAAGTAGTTCAGTCAAATCATCAGCGTGGGCTTCTTATCACAGTCGTGCGTTCTATAGAGATGGTACAGATTTGTTTTGTCGATTCTACTTATCAAATAACAAACTTACAGGTCTAAAAGCCTTTGAAGACGGAGAGGCTTGGCGCATTTATGCAAATACTTCAACGGCTTTCAATAGCACCAGTGGTTCAAATGTAGGTGGTGTAACGCTCCCACACCCTGCTGTAAACACAACTGGTAATCCCACTGTTGGAACAACAGTATGGATATGGTCAAAGAGTGGAACTATTGGGGTGGATAACTCAGCAAGTAGTCGCTTTACAACTTATGGTATTGGGGCAACGCACTTTAGCGGTATCGCTGATGCAATAGACAGAACAAAGCCAGTCGGAGCAGTAGGATGGCATGGAGAGCGATATTCGTATCTAAACACATTATCAGTAGACAGTGGTTTCTCCGCTGGTCTTGGGGCTTGGCACTCTATGCTTGGATTTTCACCGTATGGCGGCTCTTCATCTTGTGCTAACGTACTTGGTCATCTACCTCACACAACACCTCTACCTAACTCTCCTGAGAGTATGCCACCAACAGATATACCGGGTCGTAGTCTTACTAACTTCCCAAGTGATGGTGATAGTGAGGCTGACTCTGTATCTTACGGCGTTGATGACCCAATAGCGTTTGGTACATATGTTGTAGGCTGGGCTGACGGTGCTCAGTTTAACAACCCACCAGTTATGCGAGACATGCCTGAGATACAGAAAGAGTTGATTCATGCTCAAGGCACTTACTCTCGTGCTTTGTTGGTTGTAGCCCACGAGGGCGAACTTAGTTTGGTGGCAAGAAAGGACAGAGACAACTACACCTCTACAGGTGATTACTTGTTGGCTGGAGGCACTACCCAATGGGACGAACGATTCCACCACAGTGACCGCTTTGTAGCACCTGCTAACGCTGGGCCTAACGTAGAGGCTTTGATTGCCGATAACACAGCGCCTCCTACCATTAGTGACTACACTGCAAGCGGAGTGTTAGATAGTAGCCCATTCAACGCTCAGATACATTTACACGGCTCAATTTCAGCAGACACATCTTTGTCAAACGCTGAGCCGTGTCTTGCTGAAACTGGTGATTTGTTCTTCGACATTGACAAGAACGTAGGTATTCTAAATCATAAGGAAGCAGCGGGTATAGCAAACAGAAACCTTGCTACTGATTTTATTACAAATTCCAACCCATCGACGCAGATGACCTCAACCACTCATGCTACTCAATCAGGTATCTTTTGGGCTGGTGATGTCAATGCTTACGATGTATTAAAGCGCAGTCCTCACAAAAACTTCAGTACAGAGCATGTTGTATGGAAACGAATGGATGGTGGGACAGTCACTATGCCGACATCCAATGCTCGTGGTTTAGGAGCAGTGCCGTGGATTACTCGTGTTAAAGATGCAGTAGTAGGAGGCGCTGCTGGAACTGCTCATCAGATGGGTGAGAAGTTGTATGGTAACATACGATTTTCTTTTGAGACAACAAACTCGGCTATGATGCCAGTTCTACAGGCACAAGAGATAGCGCACCCTACGTTAGCGAAAGAGCACCCTATTGCTATCGGTAACGTACTTGAGATACCAAACGAAGAAATACAGTTTGAAGATATTAGTGTTGTAGATGACACAGGACAAGTGCATACGCTTGAAGGTGGTTCGCCGTTGGGTATCGTCATCAGAGCATATAAACCTGCATCGACAAGATTAGCAAGTGGTCTACAGCCTGTCCCTGCAAACAGCGGCATACCTCCGAACTTTGAAATTCAATTGCCTGACCCCGAATCTATTCCCGGCAACATTCTTATTCGCAGTGGATTCGACCCAATTCAAGCATATCAAACAGAAACATTTGGTGACGGTGGTATGATTCACCCTGATTTGGGAGCAACACATCTTGGTCATCTGTTTGACAACGTGGTCAAATCTCCAAGAAAAGGGCCAACTATGAACGAAGTAGGATGGGAGCACATCTCACAAGACGAGAACTTCCCTGAGTCTACTCGTGACGGCTGGGTGACGGCGACTGGTAACAACACACTACGCAGTTCCTATGAGCAGCAAGACAGAGCACTGTATTTCCATATAACAAAGATGGGTCACAGCCACACTGAAAAGTTCCCGACAACTTACACTCACTCCGCTGGTGTGGTTAATCAAGCCCTTACAGTAGATTCCTACACTTCGACCTCAATTACAGCGAGCGCTACTATCAACGAAAACATATTCTCTACTGGCTTTGGAACACAAGAAGTAGCCGATAACCGACGATTCATACGAATCAGCAATGCAACAGGTGAAAGCGTTATTGCTTCGTATGAGTCAATAAGTTCAGATGTGTTTGACGACCTTGTTGGTGACATTGATTTTACTCAATTTATGGCTGATAATTTTGCTGTTGGTGCATTGACCATCACACCGTCATACTACGTCCCTGCTGGTAGTGCTCGTATATTTGCTGCACGCCGACTGCGTGACCATGCCGAGGTAAGCGGTAACAGTCCTGACATGGCTCATACAGAATACTTTACTGGTAACGCACTAACAACTATTCACTCAAGATACAGTAGACCACAACTCACTCCAATGCCTATACCTCGTATGGGTCATCACTTTGTCAATGCTACCATGCCAATGATGCCGGGTCATTGGGCGCATCCAGCCTATCAAGGATTATACGAAAAAGCGAACAGCGACCATTTAGCGTTAGTGCGTGACGAAGATTATACGACACTGGCTGACAACTTGGTCGAGGTAGACGGTACAACAAACAATCAGACCTCTGTTCCTACGGCAGTTAAAGACAGGTTATTCCCACTCAACCCAGCACTGAGAGTAGGTTCACTCACAGCCAATCCGTCAGGCCCAAGCGACATTCACGGTGGTGCATTTACGCTAATGTTTGAGACAAAAATCAAGTATGACGGCTACGGTATACTTGCGTCAAAAGGTACTGCTGGAGATATGAACAAGGCTGGTGGTCACTCGATTGTCCTTGAGGCTGGTGGTAACTATACTCAGGCTAACCACTTCCCTGACCCTGCCGAAGTTGGTGCGTATCAAATCGTCATTCAGCCAAACTTACGCTCGCAACAGGTAACTGGATTCCACTTGAACAACTCTTCAGCAACTACTCTACCCGATGTTTCCACTCCTTCAAACAACACTGCTGTTCTTACCAGTCAGCAAGTGAGTCTCGTCATCGGTATCAAGTACGACGAAGAACGACACTCAACCTTGACAGACGGTGCTAACATTGGTGGTGTCACGCTTATTCTTGCTGAGGCTACGCTGGCTGACGTAAGAGGCTGTGAGATATTCTTGAATGAGGTCATCCTTGACCACGACCCTGACCACGGTAGTCAGTTGGCTAACATTCCACCAATGCTGCTTTATAATCCACTTGGAGTTCAAGGGTCGGAAAGTCCTTCGTTTACAAGGCGAGGTCATCCATATCACCCGACAACTCCTGACGTAGCGTTCAAAGACGCTACACCCGGCTTTACTACAAGCATACCGTGGTGGAGTATTATGCATCAAGGCACTCCGTCTGACGCATCGGCTGTTGGTTTCAGACACCTTTCTTTGTATCGTATCGACAACTATTATCAGTTCTGTCGAGCAAGTTATGGTGCAGTCGCTGCTCAATTGACGTTGGCTGGTTACCCAAGTATCTATCCTGACATCTACTCCAAGATTATGGAGAACGTAAGCCTCGCTCCTACATGTAAGGTCGTCGGAGCGCATTCTTCAGCGACTGCTATCCAAGTTGATGACGCTTCTCTGTTCCCTGAAAAACCGTATTACGAACAAAAACTGCAATACATTGACTCTTCTACGGGAAAAACTGTATCGTTTAGTTATACAACTCGGCAAGGCTTGAGTCACAGTTCAGCGACCATGAATGAGCCTGATGTGTTTCATCTACCAACGGGAGTTACCATAGCCGATGGCACAAAACTAACACTGAGTAAATCATATTCTACAAAATCAGTAAACGACATCTTCACTAAAGATAACGAAAGTGTTTTGACCAAAAATCTCAGTCAGTTGCTTACAGGAACGAGAGACACAAACAGTCTTTTCTCAACTGACTCATATCTATGTGCTTGGAGTCCTAACTTGGGTCGGCCTCATACATTCTACTCAGATGCCAGCCGAACTTGGATTACAAACGGTGACAATCATACATTAGACAGAGCCGTTAATAACGCCGCATACAACAGTATGCCACAGCACTTTGAGACAATTCACTACCAAGATGTCAATTATACAGCAAGTCACGGCCCACTTACATTACAAATGAAGACACCTGTTCCACCTAAAGCACTTGCTGGGACTGTTAGTTCGGTTACAACTACAACTGTTACCGTTATCACAATGAGTGACACAGTTACTGGGGTGAGCAACCAAGATGTCTTGTTTGCTAATGGGCGAGTTCTTGGTAGAGTAAACGGCGTTAGTGGTGCAGACATCACTCTTTACTCTGAGATATTTGAGAGTAATCTTGCGGCAGGTGACAAGGTATACCTTGATGGTGATGGTGAAATTCTAAGCGGTACAGACATCAACTCCATCAGTGGTTTGTCGGCTCAAGGTGGGGCTTACATGCTTACCAATTACTGGCCTTGCGGCAGTCGTGGTGGGCCACTGATTAGTCGATTAGACGGTTACGCTATGTCATCAGCAGCGTGGCACGTTCCACAAAGTTACGCACATAATGCTGGTATACATTGGAAAGATGACGATGATGACGGTAGTTATGCGGTTGCTAATGGTGTGAGCACTACTTCACTTAGCAGTATACGAACATATCCGTTTGGTTATCGTTTCGGACTACGACAGGCTTGGAACAGACCTCAATGGGGTCATTATGGTATGCGAGCATTCCAAGAGCAAGCCACACACTCAGGTGCAAGCAATCTTGCTGTTGGTTACAAAGCAGGGCCACTGGTTGAGTATGAAACTATAACAAGTAACGGGTGGCTTTACGCTGGCGGAGACAGCACACAAAGCAGTACCAACCTACCGACTACCTATGTTGGTATTCTTGAGCGTGGAACAACTGCTGCTGGTATGCTGAATGCCGACAAATACGAATGGCAGGTGCGTTACAGCGATGGACGACGAATGACGAGAGGATTTGGATGCGCTCTACGCACTTTGAAGAATGCCAGCACTGTGATACGAGATTGGTGGGGCGATTCCGCTGGTATGGGTAAGAACTTCTACAAAGATGCTGTATCGTATTATCTCATCGACTGGTGGGGTAACACTCGTGGTGAGGATATTAGGCGTATGCCTGTTCGTAGTTTTGGTATCAATCCATCATGGGATGCTGGAGATGCATACGAGTATGATAGAACTAATGGTAGAACACCTTACGCCCGTATATGGAACAATAACAAGCCTATCTTCAATCTCAAGGGAATAGCCGCTGACTCAGATACATCATCGGGTGCAGTATTAGCATCTCCAACGGTTACAATACCTCGCTTTGGTGGTAGAAAGAACACTGGTAACAACAATGCAGACACCACGTTGGTCGATGTGTTTGCTCCTACCAACGCACTACGAGTAGGAGACATGGGTAACGGACGTGGTGTACGATTCCCAACACAATTCAATGAGGACAGACTGGTTGAACTCAGTGCAGTGTACCAAAACTCAGGTGTTGTCTTATCAAGCAACACTGCTGAACCTACATTCGGTCAAGGCTTGATTCGACCAAGAAACGATGCACTACAACCAAGTGAAATTGTCAGAGGTATTAGTGCTCGGTTGGAAGTCGATGAGGACGGACTACTCAAACCTGAAGCAACAGTCAGCGACAAGGTAGAATCCATCAGCGGGACATCGGTTCACAAGGATGCTGTTTCTCGCTCGTCACCACGAATTGGTATCGACGGAGACACCGTAGAATCCTTGACTGGCAGCAACGCCAACATGGTAGCCATCAACTCAGAAGCACACAGTCTACACACTAACAGAGGTGTGGGTCAGAGAGTTGTGCTACATGGTGGTATGCAGTCAGGCTCTCAAACGCTTGGCGACTACGACCTGACAGCCTTGTCCTTCGCTGCTCAGCCTCATGGTGGTGTGATGCGATTCAGCCACACAAGTAACTTCAAGCCTATGGGTGGAACTTACATCTTGGAGGCTCGTAGTTTCGCCAGTCCATTCGATGATACAGGTTGGGGACGAAGTGGTATGAGTGGTACAAAGACAAGCAACCCATACCAAACAACAAGTTCAGTAGCCAGTCAGACAAACATGGCTGATGATTCAGTGCAGTTTATGCTGCGACCTATACGACTCCTCGACAACCAACACATAGCGGTATTCAGACCAGCATTGGCTTTGCACACTGATAGCAAGCAAAACGGTAGCACTGCGTTCACTGCTACTGCTGGTGGTAAGTATGGAATGTTTACCTACTCAACTCCAAACGGTAGAGCAAGCAGCGGGTCATACATGCGTGCTACCAATCCTAACACATCAGCGCCATACCAACCAGTGTATCTTGTTGAGAGCAGTAGCGACACTGTGCCAGTATCGAAAGGGCCGAAGTTACCGGGAACAGAGGTTACTGGCTTTGATAAGACGACACTGAAGAGCACTGTTACTCGACTTGTCATCAGTGAAAACACATTACAGCACTTCAAGAGTGATGCTCCAAGAAGAACTGGTGAGAGTAAAGACTACACCGTCAAACCAAGATTCAGTCAATCGTTGCACAGCAAGGGACATAAGGAAGATGTATCGTTCAATACATCAGACCACAGTGGTGATGCATGATGGGTTTACTCAAGGACAAGCGAGCAACAGCCGACACGGATGTTGTGATGAA